AGAGACCCATTTTCCCGTCACCCCCAACGGTCGCGGTGCTCCCGTGGGTGGTCACGCGAAAAACGGTCGCTATATCTTTCTTTGGCAATGGCTTTCTCGCACGCGTGGACGCGCCATAAACGGCGTTTACGGTGTGGGTAGTATTCCCGTATGGGTAAAAATAAACGCGCCTTGTAGGGGCTGTAAATGGCTCATACGGGCATTGAGCGCGAACCCGTGAATTTGTTAAAAATTTAACGAACTTCACAATTTGTTCACATTTGGTTAGCAACGGCTAACTCACGGGCAAAAAAGAAAAAGCCCGCCTTTCGGCGGGCTGTGTGAAAGTATGAACAAAGTGTTAACGCATAGAGAACAAACCCATAATTTCGTAAAAGTTCATTTTGGTTTCAATGTCCGAGTAATAGACGCAACCGCAAGAGAACATTTCCTTCATAAGGTTGACGGCGGGGCTTGAACGTTTACCACGTAGCAAAAGCATATTCGGCGAACCGTCTTCACACGTGACGGCGAACTTCAAAATGTGGTCTTCGTCAATTTTGCGGTCAACGTACAAACCGCCTTTGTTGAAGTCCGTCCACACGCCGAAACGCTTTTCTTTATAGATAAGCGTGCAACAATAACGAAGGTTCGGGGGACGGGACGCAATGAACGTTGTGTTGTCGCGCAAACTTTCGTTGTCGATAGCATAACGGGCGTAATTCGTGCCCGCGATAAGTTGACCGAACTTCGTTTGATGTTTCGCGTCCTTGAATTCTTCGTTCATAACCGTTTCAATACAAATTGAAGGGGTCAGCGTGAAACGAAGGTTCGCGGTCGGGAAAGTCGAAAAATAAGTGAAGTATGGGTTCACCGTCGTGACAGAGTTCGCAAGGAAAAACGCGCGGACGTTGTCACGGGTACGGGCGACGGTTTCAAACAATTCAAGGAAGGTTTCAACTTCGTTTGACAGATAATGCAACGAACCCTTGTCAATAACAAATTCGTCAAAAATGATTTTGTTAACTTTCGGGTACGCGGTTGACTTGTTTTGTGCGGAAACTGAAAGGGGGATAAAATAACCGAAAGGCGTTCCGTCACAAAAGGCGGTGTTGCCCTTGACGGTCAATTTGTGTTGCGGGTACTTGTCGGCAATGTCTGCGAAAAAGTTGTTTATACGCTTCATTTCGGTTTTGTAACGTCGAACGTAAACGAATTCGTTTCCCTTCTTCAAAAAGTCGTCAATACACCACTTTTTGAAAGCGTAGGTTTTACCCGCGCCACGGTTGCCAATAATGAAATTGAAAATTCGGTTGTAAGTCAAAAGGTCGTGGGGCGACCAATAAAACGTTGTTTGTTTCTTTTGTGCCATAGTGAACCCGTCCTTTCGTTACACCGTCGCGGTTGCGTCCTTGACGCGTCCGTTCAAGTGAATAATGGGGGTGCGGTTGCTTGCGGGAATATAACCCGCGCGTTGACCATAACCCGCGTATTGCAACGCCGAACCCGTGTTGACGAAAAGTTTGTCAACGGGTGCAACGCTGTTGTTGTGAACGTCCACACGGTAAAAGGATTGTCGCACAATGGCGGGGGTGTGGGTGTGGGAATGAACGTAAATGTCAGCGTCCACAATAGACGCAAGCGACAAAAGACGGTTAATTTTGCCACCCGCCAAACGTCCACCGCCCGAACCGTGGGTAAAATAAATGGTGTAGCAAATAGGGCGACCGTGTGAACCACCGCGACCAACACGCACAAATAAAACTGCGCCGTCCTCTGCGTAACGGTCAAAAATACCGAATTGACGGGCGACGAGTTCCGAAATGTCAATACCGCTTTCGCGTTCGGTGCGGGCTTCGTGGTTGCCCGTGGTGATTGCAAGAATTTTGTCTTTGATAGGTTCAAACAATTCAACGATTTCACGAATTTGTGTCATTGGGTCGGTTGCCTTGTAAACGCTTGAAACGCTGTTCTTCGTTGCAACTTCCATAATGTCACCGTTCAACAGGGCGAACGCGTTTTCGTGGTTCTTGACATATTCAATTTTCTGTTCAAGAACCGAACGGTCAAAGTTTTCGTTGCCGTCGTGTTCGTCCGCGAACAACACAATTTCAATTTCGTTGAACTGCGGAATTTTAACGTTGATAGTTTTCATTTGTTGGTGTCCTTTCCAAAAACTGAACCGTATTTCAAACGGTTGATTTCAAAGTCAAGATATTGACGGGCTTTTTCAAGGTCTTCAACCTCTTTTGACGGGTCTTTGTGACCCGCGCGGGAAACGTATTTTATGACGTTTCCACGATTGAAATTCAAACCGTGGTCGTTGATATATTCAATAGGCTGAATTTTGCCCGTGCCCGCATAGTGTGCGGGGCTTGCGACAACGTCGGGTTTTGTGAAATATTTGTCAATGTCAAGGTTCTTTTCGAGCACTTCGCCGTCCCGTACAACTTCAAGGTCGCAAAAGCAAACGGGGCATTGTGCGAATTGGTCAGACCACGAAGGTTTGTCAATAACCCCGTGGTCGGGGCAATAAAGAATTGTTTCTTTCATAGTCAATTTTTCCTTTCTATTTCAAAGATAAATCAAAACCCGCCCTTGCGGGCGGGTGAAGGTCATTCAAGGGACGTTTTAATGAAAGCGTCGGGGAAATACTTTTGAACTTCCTTCAATTTGTTTTGTGCATAGGTTTTGTTTCGGAACGCCCCGAGTTGAACCCGATACATTGGTTTCAATTCGGGTTTCGGTTCGATTTTCTTCAAACCGTAATATTCCGCAATGGCGCGGGCTTCAACCTCTGCCATACGTTGAAGGTTTCCTTCCTTCATAACCCATTCACAATAGGGGGTTGCGGTGTGAAAAGAGTGTTCAACGATAAGACCGCCAACGCCAACGTTGGACGCGCCACGGATAACACCGTAATAGTCAACGTTCGGTTTGTTGGGATATTCCCGCGTGTAGGTTTTGCCGTAAGTGTTGGGGTCGAATTCCTTGAACAGGTTCGCAAGAGCGTTTGCAATGGCGGTTGCAACGCCCTTTGTTTTGTCGGCGTGGGGGATAGAGTAATAAACGCAAGTTCGGGTTGTTTTGTCGGCTTGCTTTTGGTCGGTGTAACCGTAGGCGTTGGAATGGCACGAAATAAACAAGTCGCAACCTTTCGCCGTGTTTCCACGTTTTTCAAGTGAAGGGTTGTCGTTGATGTCGGTTCGAGTGGTTACAACTTCCACGCCGTACTTTTCAAGTTCGGCTTTCAAAAGTTTGTGATAGTCCCACATAACCGCGCTTTCGTAATAGCCCGCCGAAACGCCTTTGTTATACTTCAAACCGCTGTGCCCCGCGTCAATACAAATTTTCATTTTTTCAACCTTCTTTCGTTTCGTCGTCGTTTTTCTTTTCTTCGATTTCGAAATTGATATTCAACAGGGAACGCAACTTTGCGGGAACAAGTTTCGGGTTCAAAAGTGCGAGGTTTTCAATAATAGACCCGATTTCATTCATACAAACATACGCGCAAACGGGAATGACAAGGGGAACGGTAAAACCGAGGTCAATATAACCTTGCGCGAATTCAAGCCCGAACGCAAGCGCGATAATAAGCACAAACGAAATTTTGTGCCACAGACCAACGCGCATTTTGGAAGACTGATACGTTTTATTTGCGAGGGCTTGCAAAAGTCCCGTGATAATGTCGAACACCATAAAACCCGCGCAAATAGCGCAAATTACAACTGTAGTTTTCATTTTTCAAAGTTCCTTTCGTGATAGAGTGGGGCGGGGAACTTCCCCGCCCATATATTAAACGGCGTAGTCTTGAACGTAAGCAACGCCCGCCGTGTCAAGTGTTGCTTTCGTGGTAGTGTCACCCGTGGGAATGTGGACGGTCACGCCTTGCGCTTGCAAGTCGGCAATACACAACGTACCGAGTTCGGAAACGTTCGCGCCGAAATAAAGGTCAAGGGTTTGACCCTCTGCAACGGTGAAAACGGCGGTGTCGGTGTAAGTTCCCAAAGAGTTAGTTGTACCCTTTGCGACCGTCAAAGAAGGAAGATACAACGAACCCGACGCGCCAACGAAGAACACGCCGTTAATAGTTGCGACAGCGTCGAAACGGTCGTTCGCCGTCCACTTCTTCGCGATTTTCTGCGCGGTCGTGCGAATTTCGGGAAGTGAACGAAGGTCAACTTTCAAGTCGTCGGGAAGGGTAAACGAACCCGTCGAACCCGTCAACGACGTGACGGCGGGAAGGGTCAATTCTTCTTGAACATAGTCCCAATTTGAAATTGTGAACGTGGTCATTGCGGGAAGAATAAGACGCTTCAAATTACCATAATACGCGGACAGGGAAAACGAAGTCAAGGAACTGCAACCTTCAAGTCGAATTTCTTCAATGTTGTTTGAACCGTTCGCAATTTTTACGTTGGTGCAAGTCAGCGGTGCAAAAATGGAACGAAGACGCGCAAGCAAGTTTGTGGAAATTTCGGCGGTGGTCACGGTTTGCCCTTGGTAATTCGAGGGAACACGAAGGTCAAACAATGCGTCGGTGATTTTCCACGCGCCCGTGGTCGCGTCCGCTTCAAATTTGGGGTGTGTGATTGCGTCGGCGGTGACAAGGTTCAAAACCTTTTCGGGATAGCCCCGAAAAGGAAGGTCAACGGGGATTGACGCGCCTTTCGTGTTCAAGGCGTTTTTGATTTGGTTTTTGCTTTCAAGAGCATATTGCGCTTTTTCGAGTAAAGTTCCCATAATTCAACCCCCTTTATACAACTTCGCCGTTGAGCGTGTCAAGCGTGGTTTCAACGCCCGCAATTGCTTCTTGAAGAACGTCAATGTCGGTTTCTGCTTGACGCAAACGCGCGGTCAAGTTGGCGAGTTTTTCGGTGTGGTCTGCAACGGTTTGTTCAATTTCGGAAACAACGCCCGCAAGTTCGGAAAGGTCTTCACCCGCGCCCGCGCTGATTTGTTCCGCGATTTGGTGCAACAGTTGCAAAACGGTGAACGCTTCGCCCGTTTGCGACGTGAACACCGTCAAAAGATAATTATTAAGATGTGCCATATTTCAAATTCCTTTCGTTTAGAATACTTGCATAAAACAAGTGTCGAGTGCGTCAATAATGAGCAAGTCAGCGTCAACATAAAGTTCGGCAAGACGACGCGCGTTTTCAATTTCGCTTTGCGTGCGTTCGGAAAAGTCGCGGGTCGTTTCGCTGTCGTTTTCGCTGTCGGCGTGTGACGTGCTTGTTCCCTTGTTCGACGCATAGGGGGAATTCGCGTCAAGTCCCGTGTACGGGGTTTCCTGTCCGACGGTGTCGCCGTTGGAATTGGTTTCGCCCGAACCGTGGGTTGTGGTCGTTTCGGTGACAACGTGGTTCTTGTCGAGGTTTTCGAAGAAGTCGCGCTTCATTGCTTGCGCCCGAATGTTGTATTTCGGGAGTTCTTCAAGGAAGGTTCGACGGAAATAATAAAGAAACGCGTCGGGGGTTTCCTGTCCGATTTCACGCAAATAAAAGTGTGCGACAATTTTTCCTTCAAGAGTTTCTTTATAGTCGTCGTCGAAAAGTTCGTATTCCGAGGGGAAAAGCCCCGAAATGTCAATGTTGCCTTGCGCGTTTTTGAACTTCCATTCAAGAAGTTCTTTCAAAGTGATTGTATAGTTTGCGCCCATTTTATTCACCTTCCTTTGTGTCGGGGTCTTTGTTGGTCTGTTGACCGAACGTTTGACCCTGTGGGACGATTTCGTAAAATTCGGGGGTCTTGATACGAACGCGTTTGATATTCACGTCGAGGGGAACGCCGAACATTGCTTCAACCTTGTCGCAAGCGTTCTTTCGCATTTGATACATTGCACCCGCATAGCCGTTTTCGGTGAATTCGTTGTTCGCGTTGATTTCGTCAACAAGAAGACGTTCGCGTTTTTCTTGCGGGTTGTTGTTATAACCCAACATTGCGAAATATTCGGCTTCAAGTTCCTGTTTATACGCAAACAGGCGGTCAATAATATACGGGGTCGGAGTGTTGAAAACTTCGAAGTCGTCGCCCGAAACCTTGGAGTTTACGAAAATTGCAATTTCGTTGTCTTTCTTCTTTTCGAGAATGTTTTTCTTCGAAAGAATGTCTTTGTCTGTACCCTTAACCAAAAAGGGCATTTTGTGCAAGAAAACTTGCGTGTCAATGGTTCGTTGAACGTCCGAAACCTTTTTCGCGTAATACTGCGCGAGTTCAATTCCCGAATAACCGAAAAGGTCGTTTCGGAAAAGAACGGAATTCGTTTCGTCAACTTGGAAAGTCCCGCCGATACCTTGCGCTGTCCACTTCGTAGGTTCGCCGTAAATGTCGAGGTCGCCACGAACCACGGCGGGGAGCACGCAAAAACCGATTTGGTCGTTATAGAAAAAGCACGCGAAACCCGTATTGAAAAGCGGGGTTTCGAAACGTCGGCTTTCAAGACCGAGTTTTTGAAGGGGTGTTCCGTCCTTCAAGGAATATTCGAAATTGTCGATTGCAATTTGTGAATACTTGCGAAACAGATTATTGAACGCGCACAAATTTTCAAGTTGCGTTTCATTCAAACGCGGGAAAAATTCAAGTTTATTTTGTGCCATAGTCAAAAATTCCTTTCATATTGTTTCACGTGAAACGTTCCCTTTACAGAAGGGAACGTTCACAGTTTTCAAAACGATAGTCGCCATATTGAAGAACGTTCGCGTTGTTGGAGTGCCAAACGGTCACGCCGTTGTCGAAAATGCTTTCAAGAACAAGTTGTTCGTCAAGGTTTCCAACACCTTCAATATGAATTCCGTTCGTTTTGATATAGTCGTAATAATAACGGCGACGCAACTTCACCGTTTCCACGCGGTCAACTCTATAACCGCGCGTTGTGAATTCGTCGAACAAAACCTTTTTGTTCGTCGGGTTCAAAGTGTAGTGAACCGAATACGCCAAACCGCCACGGTCGCCCGTTGCGACGGAATGGGACGCGCTGAAAGAAGTTCCGTTCGGCGTGTCGGGTCGAATTGCAAGGTCAAGCAACGCGGGAATACCGCCCGCAATGCCTTGAACACCCTTCGCGGGGTTTCCCATTGCGAATTGACCAACGTTCAACGCTTGATTGTAAACAAGTTGTGTTGAATTGTTCAACATATAACTTTTGAACGGGTCGGTCTTCAAACCGAAACTTGCGTTTCCGATATTGTTCAAACGGGTGTTTTCGGCTGTCGGGTCAAGTTTCGTTCCCGAAATTTGGAGCGAACACCCAACGCCACCGAGTTCAACGGACGGGTTGACAATGCAAGACAGCGTTTCCGCGACGGGGCTGTTGCGGTCTTCGTTCTTTACGATTACGCGAGAACCGCCCACGTGGATTTGATAAAAGTCATAGGGGAAACAATGAAGTTTTGCTTCGTAAATGTCCGAACGCGGTTCTTTGTTCAAAGTCGCGCTTGTAAGGTCTTCAACAGATACGGAAAGGTTTTCTGTCGGAAACGTTCGAACATACTGTGAAGGGGTGCTTCGCGGGGTTGTACGTCCCAAACATTTCAAAGTCCAGAGGTCAGCGGGGGACGTATTAAACGGGCACGTCCACACGGAAAGACCGTCTTCGTTTGCGTAAAACGTTGTGCCTTGAACCACAACGTCAAGGGGCGCGTATGGGGTCACGTATGCGCCCAACATTTGCGGGTATTCAAGATGTTCGATAATGTCGGAAAGTGAATTCATAAATTCGCCCGTGTTTTCGCCTGTCGCAAATAGGAATTGTCGGGAAGTGTCGGAAGGGTCAAACGGAACGTAAAGTTGCGAAAAACCCGAAAAGTCATTCAACGGGTGGGAACGCACGTCTTCGCCAAACAGGGCGTTGAACTGCGCGATAATAACGAGCCACAAAAGGGGCTTTCCGTTTCCGTCGGTAATTTGGGGCATAAAATGCTTTCCGTCGGTGATGTCTGCTTCGAAACCCCCTTCGGAAAGTCGGAAGTCTTCGAAACGGGGAATTCCCGTCGAAGTGAAACGGTCAACGTGTCGCCGTTCGGTGAACGCTTCCTTCAAAACCATATTGAAAAGGTTGTTTTGCCAAACGTCCACCTGAAGGGTCAATTCGGTTGTCTCAAAGTTCAAGAAACGCTTTTCGCGAATGAACGCGTATTCGTCGCCCAAACCTTCATTGTTGTTGTAAACAATATAATTGAAGTTCTTGACTTCATCATAAGACAACGGCACGTTATACGTTGCGTTACGGCGTATATACTGCGCGTCGGTAAAAATGCGCGATTTCGTCAACGTCGCAAAATACGAGGTTCGTTCCGATTTCGTCGCGAAGTCCGTCACGTTCTTATATTTGGGGTCGAATGGTGTCTTGAACAACTGAAAAGTTGAAATTGGTACTTGTGCCATAGTTCAAAATTCCTTTCGTTGTAATTTGTGGGTGTTCCCACATATCAAAAAAGCGGGAACGGCTGTCGCCGTCCCCGCAAAAGGTGTTTACGCCTGAACCTTAACTTCAACGGCGAAGTTGGGCATTTCGAAGGTTGCGGTCGCGCCATTTGCCAAACTTTCGGCAATGACAACGTCCCAACCGTCGGGCGTAGTGTAATAAATGGGCTTTTCGATTTTCGCGCCTGCGGTCAAGGTCACAGTTTCACCAACGCTTGCGGCGGTAATGGTGGAAGTGCCGTCGGAGACGGTCAAAGAAACGCCAGTTGCAACGGTGATATTGTGGTCGGGGGCTGTACCACCAATGAACGCAACGGCGTTAATAAAGCACGCGTAAGAGAAGACCCACGCGGTAGTCAAGAAGGTGTTAGTCACCAAAGACGCGGGGTTCATAATTGCCGAACCTTCGTAAAGGGTGGGAATAACCTTCATAAAACGCTTGTCAATGACCATTGCATAAATGGGGTTTGCTTGGGTGGAGTAAGAACCGAAACCGTAGTTCTTGGGAACTTCGATAATACGGCTTTCCAATTCAACCTTGGAAAGGTTGTATGCGCCCGCCAAATAGTCAACGTCGAGGGTGTCGCGAATGTCGGAACGAACAATAACAACGATGTCGTTCTTGTTGGAACGGGTCGCAAACTTCATACCGTTGTAGTCGTTGTTCATAAAACCGAATTCCTTCACGGTGTTCTTGATTTTCTTCAAGAAGTCCTTGATACCCGCTTCGTTTGCCACGCTCACGCCGTAAACGGGCACGATTGCGCCGTTGTGGTAAGCGGTGGAAAGCAGTTCGATACACTGCAAATACAAGTCATATTCGCAAGAGGAATACAACGTTGCGTTGATAGTTGCAAGCAAGTTGTCGATACCTTCAACGGAGAGAAACGCGCTCTTGATTTGAGGGTAGGACGTGGAAACCTTGTATTGCATTTCGTAGTTCTGCTTATGGTAGATTGCGGAAACTTCGGGCTTCTTGCGGGAGAGTGCAAAAGAACCGTCGTCATTCCACGCGGGAACTGCGCCCGCGATAAGGTCAACGTACAAGTCTTCGATTGCGTAGCCCGCGGGGAGCATTTCGCGGAAGAAGTCGGCGAAGGGGTTGTCTTCGCGGTTGAAAGTGGTGGAGTAAATTTCCTGTTTTACCACCTTGACCATAACGTTAATGAACGCGTTCAATTCGTCGGGTGCGAGGGTGGTCAAGTTGTGCAAGGTGTTCTTGTTGATTGCGGGAATACGGTCTTCCCAATGGAGCGCGGAACGTACCGCGTTCAAAAGTGCATAAGTGTTAGCCATAAATTAAATTTTCCTTTCTTATTTGTTCTTTTTCAAGTCCTTGAAATAGTCCCGTCCGATTTCGTCAAGGTTGTAAACCTTGGGGTCGGTTTCGGGATCGGGGTCTTTGCCCTGTGCAACACGTGTTGCGCGAATAAACAATTCTTGATTGGTCTGTTGCAAGGTCAAATTGTCCTTTTGCAACTGTTCGGCGCGTGCTTCTGCGTCGGTTGCCCTCTTGGTGAGGTCAACAACGGTTTGTTGCAATTCTGCAATTTGTTCTTGCGGGGTCTTTTTGTTGTCTTCCATTGTGTCAAATTTCCTTTCTCAAAATTCGGCGTTGTGCCGTGGTAGGGCGTGAGGGGTTCGAACCCTTCGTTTCGCGCTTGAAAGGCGCGTTTCCTGTCCTATTAGAAGAACGCCCCGAATGGTTGCGGTTGTTGGATTTGAACCAACATTTGCGGGGGTCAAAGTCCCGTGCGTTGCCGTTACGCTAAACCGCAATATTTGGTTGCGTGTGTGGGGGTCGAACCCACGGTTCGGGCTTATGAAACCCGCGTGTTACCGTTACACTAACCCGCAATATAAAGGGTTGCGCCGTGTCTGCCGTCCCTTGATGGGCTTATAGGTCAAACACGGCGCGGTTTATGGTTCGCAAATTCACAGTTCGCGGGAATGACAAATTCCACCGTTTACGGGCGGTTTTCACGCCGTGTTAACCCCGTAAGAGCCACGGAAAGCAATAAATGCGCCATAATCAAAGAATGGTGCGGGCGGTGGGAGTTGAACCCACAAAGAAACAGTTTTTGAAACTGTCGCGTCTGCCTGTTGCGCCACGCCCGCAAAAATCAAAACCCCGTGATATTTGAAAACCCACGGGGTCACGGGTTCGGAAAAATGAACAATGAATTCGAGGGTGACAGCCTTTCGAGAGTGGTTTTCCCGCCCCGAATTTTCAAACGGTCGTCGGAAACAAATATTTTATAAACTGTCCACCCCTCTATTATATAATTGATTTCGGGGATTTTTGAACCAACCCCCGAAAAGTAAAGGGTTCAAATTGAGGTTCAAGAGGTTCAAACGGCGGGTTTGTAGGTTTCGCGAACGACGAAGTCCTTGACGGCGGGCGGGGTTTGCTTGATTTGAAATTGAGTTTCGACAAGCAACGCGCCACCGTGTACGGTTTTATGGTTCAATTTACCGTCGAGAACAAGTCCCGTTTCGAACATTTCGAAATTCGTGATTTGGTTTTGAAGTTTTTTCGGACAGCCCGCAACACCGCCTTTCATATACGGCTTTTCAACGGGTTCGCGGTCTTCTTCAATGATATTTTCCATATAACATTTTGTGTGAAGATATTTCGCACGGTCGAAGACGGCTTCACACTTCCACGCGCCGAATTTCGACGGGTGAATTTCAATTCCGAGGTTGACAAGGTCTTCGTCGGAGAATTCGCCGATTGCGTGAACGCTGTCGGTGTCGCAATATGCGAAGTGCTTCATTCCGAACGCGCGAATTGCGTCAATGAGAATTCGACGCGCCCACGAAGTGACCGCCGACGCATAGGGAACGTAAACCGTGTTTTTCGCGTCGGGTTCTTTTCTCACGGTGCGAAAACTGACAAGTTCTTTTTCTTCATTCCAATATGGAATTTTCCCGTCTTTCTTGGGAGAACTGCCGAATTTGCCATAAATGGAGTTCAAAAGAAGTTTCGCAACCGCACGTTTTGCGCCCTTTTCGGTGCGCTTGATTTCGGCGTAAGTTTCGAGGTAGTCCCAAAGAAGACCAATTTTCGATTTGAACGCGTAACCGTCAACATACGTTATACCGTCAAAGTCGTAATTTTCTTCGAAAAGTTTCAAGTCAACGCAAGAAAACGTTGCTTCGTATTCGTCTTCGTGTGCGGTGTACGTTGCGCCTTTATTCCACCGCCCCGCCTTTACTTGTACGAAGGGAACGCCCCCTTCTTTCAAGTTGAGGTTCTTAATAGAAACCCGCTGAAAATAAAAGTCACGCGAACCCATAATTTCGGGGTCGTATTTTCCTTCAAATTTTACGGGTTTTCCGTAAGGTAGGGGGTAGTATTCCATAACAGCGGGATACATTGAATTTACGTCGAGAACAATTCCTTTTTCCTTGATGTCAATTCCTTGAAAGTAGGGGTTGCAGTAAGTGAAACCGCCACGGTACGAATGACGAATAAATTCGTCTTGTTCAAGGTCGAGTTTCGGAAAGAACTTTTCAAACGCCTTTGAACCCTCTTTCTTTGTTAAAATTTGGGTACAAACGTCAAGGGCTGAACTTGCAATTGTCATTTTGACAATTCCCAAAGAAAACAGTTCGTACAGGGCTTCGGCAATAATTAAACAGTCGGTCAAGCAATATTCGAATTCGTCGTTCGTGGGAACATAACCCACGGGTCGGATTTTGTGATAGTCACATTCACCTTTTGGTGCGGTGCATTGAAAGTCTTTCGAAATGCGGGCGACCGTGCTGTTTAATAGTTTTAGACTGTCTTCGAATTCGAAAACGTCGTATTTTTCGCCGTTCAATTTATAAATGGTTATTCTATACCATTGCCCCATATCTGAAATGAGCGTTTTAATTGCAAGGTCGCCGTGCTCTTTTCGGTTCGGTTCTTTACCGTCAAAAACGGTTGCGTGTTGGACGCTCAAAAGGTGGTCAAGCAAATACGAACCGTCGAATTTGACGTTGTGAAAGTAAAACTTTGTTGAGGGTCGAGCGTAAACCCATTCAAAGAAACTTTCAATATTCGTTCCCTTGAAATAGTCGTTCGCGGTGTGAGTGCCTTTCTTCTTTACCGCAACCGCGCCCCATTCCCAAACGCGAACGATGTTCAAACCGTCGGCGTGAAATTCTTGGTTCGTGTGGGTCGTGGTTTCAAAGTCGCAAGAAAAAGCAAATTGCGTTTCGGTTTTTGAATTCAAACGTTTTTCTTTCATACGGCTTTCGTTTGTGTTGCCCTTGCGATACTGTCGCACGGGTGCGCCTTTCTTTTCGGCGTAAAGTTCGCGTTCGCGGGCTTTGAGGGCTTCGCCTTTTTCTTCGCGACGCTTGCGTTTGTATTCCGCTTCACGTGCGCGGAATTCTTCGATTGTTTCGCCTTTGCGTTGCTTCATTGTTCGCTTTTCCTTTCCTGTTTCACGTGAAACATTATTTGTATTTTCGGGAAGTATAATTTTGATACTTTTTCAAAACTTCTTTCGCCTGTTCGACCATATCGGCGGTCACGTCGTCAAGTAGTTCAACGTCACCGTCGTCAACTTCGCTAAACGCTTGAAGGTTCAAACCAACCGTTGCGGAACTTTCCGACAACGCCCATTTTTCGAGTGTTTCGGGGGTCATTTTCGAAATGAGAAAACGAAGTTCGTCTTGCTGACTTGCGCCCCATAAAACGCTGTCAATAGCTTGATTGACAGACTTTCGAATGTGTTTCAGGTCTTCAACTTTCCATTTTGTCGCGTCAAGGTTGCCTTGAAGGGCTGTTTTGATTGTGGTTTTGATACCCTTTCGGGAATACTGCAACAGGGGCGTCGCCTTAATTGGTGTTGGTACGCCTTCAATTTCGCGATACCGAAATTTCGGGTCGTTCGCGTCTTCGTCGGCGCGTCTATAACGCAACTGTAACTTTTCCATTTCAAGGGACAGTTTCGCGCCCGAAAGAACTTCGTCTTCAATGCTTCGGCGCATTGCGTCGTGCTTCTTTTGCATTTGATAATACAAAAGCGCGTCTTGCTTCGTGAAACCTTCGCTTGCGCGGTTTGCTTCAAGGGCTTGACGTTCGGACGCGGACAAGGATTTCGTCAACGCCGAATATTGCTTTTGCACGTAGGAAGGGGAATATGTCTTCAAACCCGCCCTTGTAAGTTGGGCGGTTGTGAACAATGTTGATTTTGCTTCGCGTGCTTCACGCTTTGCACGGGTGCTTTGTGCTTTACTTTTTGCCATATCTGTTTTTTTCCTTTCATAATAAAATAATCATAATGCGGGGGCTATTGCCCCCGCTGTAATTGTTTCACGTGGAACAATTAAAAGGGAAGGTCTTCGTCGTCGCCGAGTTCTTCGAACTTTGCTTCGCTCATAACTTCGTTAATGAAAAGGGCGACGTAATTCTTGCCGTTGCTTTCCTTGACGGTAAGCCAACCAACAACAACAACGTCGTACCACTTCGCGCCGTTGCGTCCTTCGACGGGGTCAAGGCGGTTAAGGGCTTTCAATGCGTTGTGAGAGAAACGCGCGTCAATGCTTGCGTTGGTGAAACTGCCGTCTTCGTTCTTCTTGGAGACGGTCACATTGTAAACGGTGAAGGTCTTTCCCTTCGCGGTGATTTCCTTTTCAAAAATGCGGGCTTTACCGTTAACGTTGCCCCAAAAATTATTGATTTCAAACTTTTTCATACTTTCTTTTTCCTTTCTTGATTTAACAGTCTTCGTTGTCGTGAATTCCGTCCCAAACAATGCCGTTTGAAACGTACACGTCTTCGTTTTCGTCGTCGAGTTCTTCAAGACCCACGGCGACGGTTTCCTTTACGCCGTCAATGACGGTGTCGCCGTCAATGCCCGCGTCGGTGAGGTTAATTCCGTACTTGACCGCATAGTAAAAGTTTTCGTATTTTTCCATACGGTGTGCGGTTTCCTTGTAGTGGTCGGCTTCACATTCCGCGAATTCGAGAAGGTCGCGGGTGCGTTCGAGTTCTTCGCGAAGTTCGGCGTTTTCCTGTGCCCCTTCGCAAATGGTTTTGCACAACTGTTCGAAAAGTTCGGTCGTCATACAAACGCGGTTTCCAATTCCAACAATGGGTTTTCTCATAGTTCAATTTTCCTTTCGTGCTTTCGCAAAGTATTTTGTGAGGGTGTTCACCCCTCTATTATATAATTGATTTCGGGCTTTTTTGAACCCTGTTAATTGTAAACAAATTGTGAACGGGTTTCAAGTGGTCAAAATGACCACTTGATTTTTACCACTTCTTTTTGTTGTCTTCGTCGGTGAGGTCGTAAGCGTCGAAAGCCCCTTCGCCGAATTCGGCTTCGTGTTTGCTTTTGCGCTCCATTTTTTCGATGTCTTCCCACGTGTACCAACCCGACGCGCCCACCTTTTCAAGAAGGGCGAGTTCCTTCAACGCTTCTTTCGGGTAGTCGGTTTGTATGCCCTGCGCGACAAGGTCACGTTTCCAACTGTCCCACAATGCGCCGAGTTCCTTGTTTGCGTCCTTGCTTTCCTTCACCATTGCGCGGTGTTCTTCGCGTTCGTCGGCGCGATAAATGGCACGTTTCGGGGGCTTCTTATAAATGGCGCGTGCGCTTGCGGTTACGCCCATTAAGTCATTCATAAGGTCGTCATTTTCAATGTCGAGTTCGTGACAAGAGGGCATTGTATAACCAAACCCGCCGTTGCGGTCGCTCTTGATTACGCGGGCGTTCGTGTCTTCGATTGCGTCCCATACGAAGGGCGCAAACGGAACGTCAAAGTGTTCCCCACCCGCTTCAACTTCTTCGAACTGTGTGTTCTTGGGGTTGGTGCAACGTTCAAGGTTTGTGTCGTAATGCTTGCAACCGTAACAGGCTTCACGGCTTGCATAACGACGCTGTCCTTCAAAGTCGGTTGCGCGACCGTTCAATTCCGCTTGATAACGTTCGACGCTTTCGCCGATTTTGTCGCGGGCTTGGTTTACAGACTTCGAAATTGCCTTGACGGAAGTTCCTTCGGCTTCGGCGATTTCGGTCATTGTTTTACCTTCGTATTCGGAGAGTTCCCAACGACGGCGTTGTGCTTCGGTCAAGTCGGCGGTTTCAAGGACGTGTTCGCCCGCAAAGGTTGTTGCAAAGGGTGACTTGTCCATAAGGTCGTTTTCCTGTGCGCTTGCAATGTCGGCAATGGCGACGGTGAATTTGTCGGCGGTCACGCCTGTACCGTCTTGACCACTCTTTGAAATTCCGAGAGATGTCAAACCGAGTTTTCGTTGTTCTTCTTCGCGTGCAAGGGCTTCTTCGTGTGTGATGTCCTTCAATGCTTCGTGAGCCTGTCGGAATTCGTCGGCGGTCATTTCGTTTTGAGCGTAAACGATTTCGTTGTGACGCTTTCCCTTCATGTCGGTGTGATAGAAGTCATATTTCGAAGTGACAACACCCGTTTCGGGGTTCAACACATATTGAACGTGTTCGTCTGTCCCGTAGTAATGAATTTCGTTCGGGTTCTTGGAAAGTGCGCCGTATTCCATACGCGCTTTTTGAATAATGGGGTCGTTAAAGTTCTTTTGTGTTTTACTCATAGAAACATATCCTTTCAATTAAATTTCGTTATAATTCTTTCGTGCGTGTTCGTCGGCAAGACGTACAAGTTCGCGGGGCGCACGTTCCCCACGGGCTTCAAACAAACGCTTGATTTGTTGCGGGCGTGCTACAAGTCGCGTAATAAGGCGGTCGCCGTCGCGGTTGTAAACGTTAATAATTCCCGTGTCGGTCAATTTGTGAATTTGGGTTGAACCGTTGTAATTGTATTCGAACGAATAACGTTCTTCACCCAATCCAATATTTGTTTGAATAAAACGTTCGCGTTCTGTGCGGTCGTTTTGGTAGTGTACGGAAAAATTGTTCATCATTCAATATACCTGTCTTTCATAAGGTGTTTCACGTCAATTTCGGGAAGTCCCGCTTTACGTGCATAATCATTGTATTGTTCATGTTCGATTTGCCATTTGTCTTTAATGTGGTACTTCTTGCGAACGCCCCAATATAGGGACGTTGCAAGCATAACCAACAAGTCGGCGATTTCGTGGAGAATTTCGCCCATTGTGTCACCCCCGAACCAAACTTTCGGCGCGGAGTTTCGCGCAATGTTCAAGGTGTTGTTCAATGGCGGTTTGCGGGTCGTCCACGGGGTGAATGGTCGCCACAACGAAAGCGTTGTGTGAACGCACGGTATAAAGACCGTCGCCGTTCTTTTCGATTTCGACGGCTTTTCCGTCGTGGTTTACGCTTGTCTTGTAAACGTTTTTCATACTCAAATATCCTTTCTCATTGATTTTCAAGCCCTCATTTTGAGGGCTTGACCCCGAGGGTGTTCACCCCTCTATTATATAATTGATTTTGATGATTTTTGAACCCTTGGTTCATTCGTCATATTGCACAAAGTTTTGACGAAGTTTTTGTCTATTTTTGCGCTCTTGTTTTCTTTCATACTCTGCGCGGGTCGGCGTAGAGCGCGGGCGAAAACTGTTCCCTTCGTTCCGAACACGGTTCAAGCGTTGTTCGGGTGTTTCCTTGTAAAACTGCATATTGCGCTTTTGCTTCTTCATATCCCTTGTTTTCCCTTTCGTGAAGTAATAGGCTTTCTGTAACAAAGTTCGGGTTCGTCAAATACTGCCGTAATTCCCACATACTATTATACACCTTTCTTTTGAATTTGTCAAGGGTCTACCCCTCTATTATATAATTGATTTTTGCAATTTTTGAACCTACCATTTAACCGAATTTGTAAATGTTTACAATTTGTTCATAAGTTCGAGGGTCAACACAAAATGTTGTGGTTCACCGTGATTTCAAACACAATATGTTGTGTTTGAATTTGTGAACAAATTTTGAATGAAATTTTGAAACAGTAAATTCGCCCGTGTTTTCGTCAATTCTGTGTTTGTGAAATTTTTAACAATATAGGGTGGACACGAAGTGCCCACCCCACTTTATCAAAGTAAAGTGATTGTGAACAAATTGTGAAGTTCGTTAAATTTTTAACAAATTCACGGGTTCGCGCTCAATGCCCGTATGAGCCATTTACAGCCCCTACAAGGCGCGTTTAT